ATAAATCAATTAAGGCAAGATCGTTCCACGCTTTAATTGACGCTCTTAACGGTGGACAGTCAGCCAAGTCTACTTCATGGGGTAAAAACTTCGTAGAGTTATACGTTATCCCAAAACAATAAACATCAGCCCCCAGTTTTAGGACTGGGGGTTTTTTTAGACCTAACAAAATGATTAAACCTGAAACCAAATTTTGGAACATAATTAAAAAACAGACTGAGGGAATGTGTCATTGGTCTAGGTTGGAATCATACACGGCGACTGGAATACCTGACCTGAGTGGGTGTTATGAAGGGAACGAAGCTTGGTTTGAATTAAAGGTTTTGACAACAAGAAACGACAAGAGTTACCCAACATTTAGACCATTGCAGATTGCATGGCAGACCTTAAGAACTCAGCATGGAGGTCGGGTTTATAACTTGGTTCATCATCCTTCCTCCCAGATGCTATTAATTATTGATGGAAAGAACCTTGGAGCGAGGTTGATGGATGGTGACGTTTCGTACGATGCGAAGCGACCGATCAACATGGATCAAAAAGCATGGCAAGTCTTATTTTCTCAAATGTTCTCGGGACAGGATGGATGGATGGATTGAAGATTCTATTTGAATCACATATACATGTACCATCACATATACAGTAATATACTTGATTCCAATTGATTCACGACGAGAAGAAGAAATCGTATGACACTTTTGTTATTGCTCTATTTAAATCATGCCCCATACTATTTAAATAATTAATTAAAACCTAAGGAGTTAACAATGAGTACAAGAGCAGTTTACAAGTTTTTTGACCGTGGAACAAATCACTCAGTTTTATTTTATAAACACCACGACGGTTACCCTAAAGGTCTGGGTGGTGCTTTGGCACGTATCCAGTCCGTGCTAACTTTGGCTATGTTTGACTTAGAAATAGTGCGGAAGGTAATGTTAGCCATTGACGCAGAGCAACTGGAGGATGAAATGGAAGCAGACCATGCAGACCAACAACACCGTTACAATGTCCATATTGACGACGGAAGCGTGAGCCTCGTACATTACGATCATGGCAATAAAAATAAGGATCACTATGTGCTTACTGCAGATGGATGGGTGCAAAGATGGATGGCTGACTTTTAATTTGACAACCCCTGAAAGTTGGAGGGTCCGCCCTCCTTCTTTTTGACTGGGCGAGCGGAGTCAATTTGAATCAGCCCATTCAGACATGACAATCTTTTTATTGCTCTATATAAATCACAGGTAATACTATAAACATAACTTAAACAACCAATGGAGTTAACTATGTATCAAAGAGTG